TGTTTCTTAGTTAATTCTCTTGGGTTATAATCGGCTGGTATTATATCTGATATATTTCTTTCAATTACTTGCATCATATCGTCTCCTAAAATTTATTTTCTATTATTGAATCATAACACTTTGTGGCATTATTCCAACGAAGTGTGATTTCGCCTATATTACCTTGGACATCTACTTCTCTCACTTTCGCCACTCTGACTTTAGTTTGTCCTCTCTCAAAATCTCTCGTAACTATAACACCGATATCTGCCTTATTATTCCAATGACTGCTCCCACTCACATCATAGAGACTCTTGACTTCAAATAAACCATCGGCATTCCTAATTTGTTTTGTAGGGTGTGCAACCATAAATGTGATAGTGTTAGTTTCTCGATTAAATCGTTTTATTTTGGATATCAATAATGAAATGTGTTCATCTTCTCTTAGATTACTCCTCGCTGGGTTGATTTCATTATATGGGTCAGTAACTAAACCATCACAACCAAACTCATTTACACAAAATCTCGCTCTATCAATTATCCAATCTATGTCAGGCGAATCTCCTTTTTTATCTATAAAATAAAAATGCTCATTTATGAAAGAAACTGCCTCTTGTACCTCATCAACTGTGCATCTATTATCAAACATACTGTCGAAGGGTTTTTGCACATATTTTTCTATGAGTCTTTTTAAGTTTACTGCTAATGAATGCTCAGGTGAGAATATTACATATTTGAAATCATGTTTTTTAGCTGTCCTCA